TTTGCAGAAATTGTAAGGGGAAAGGTTGGTAGTCAGCCTTTCACCTACATTTATCACGTTCCAGTTTATAACATTGGCATAAGGAAAGCCGAGGCTGACCAAATTATAAGGTCGGTTGGCATTTACGACAACTGGGAAGAAGTGCCACTTACAACCGAGGGCACATATTACGAAAGGGAAGGGTTTAGGGAAATTCCAATTTACCCAGAGTTTAAGAAATTAGAAGACGGAACGGAGCGTTCAATTATCCACGTCAAACAATATGCGGCTGGTTATTTCTACTTTGGTTTACCTGAGTGGATTGGCGCTAAGATGTGGGCTGAGATTGAATACAGAATCCAGCGTTTTAATACAAGCAAGTTTGAAAATGGCTTCATGCCATCGGGAATATTACAATTTTTTGGTTCAATGACCTCAGCCGAAGCCAAAAGTCTTGTAGAAGGCATTGAGTCAAAGTTTACAGGAATGGGAAACAATCACAAGTTATTCGTTCAAGTTTTACGAGATGAAAAATTAAAAGCAAATTGGATTCCAACATCAAAAGAAAATGAAGGGGAATTTTTAAACCTTCAAAACCTTGCAGCTTCGGCGATTGTTGTGGCTAACCGTTGGTCAAAATCTCTTGCTGGTTTTGCAACATCGGGGCAACTGGGAACAAACCAACAGATACGCCAAGAAATGGAATACTTGCAAAATACGGTAATTAAGCCACGTCAAAACCTTTTGTTATCAAAGATTATTAACCCTTTCTTAAAAGAAATTGGGCTTTATAATCCAGCATTCACCGACATATCGTTTGGTATTTCCAACACTTTACCCGTGTCTTTTATGGGTGATGTTGCAGTTGAACAAAATCTTTCATTAAACGAGAAAAGAGAAATATTGGGTTACGCACCCGTAGAAATAGAACAAACAACCCCAACAAATGAGCCAATTAATACAACCCAGTGAAGTAATAGCTGGAGGGGTTGCACGTCCAACACCAGCAGATATAAGACTTGATAAGTCGCTTATTAGCCCACATATTCAAGATGCGGAGTTCCGTTGGATTGTTCCCGCCATTGGCTTAACCTTATATGATTCAATGGTGACAGACAAAGGAAGTTCAACCGCGTTTACATCAACTTCTTATCAGGATATTTGGGACAAGCAATTAAAATCCTTTTGCGCCAACGCCGTTTTATATGAGGCTTCGCCTTATATGGTCATGCAACTTGGTTCAAATGGTTTATATACCCTTGATAATGAATACGGACAAAACGTCGGGGTTGATGGTTTAAAGTTTTATCAAGATACTTTGTTACAAAGGTTAGACGTAAAAAAGAAAAGGATTAAAGATTTGCTTTGCAATTACTCAACACCTTTGACCGCCTTTATTCCCAGCGCCATTGGTTGCCCTGAGTCAACTTGCGATGAACACGAGGAAGAAATTACAGACATTTACAACACTTTAGGCATTGTGCTATGATAGAGAAACCAAAAAAAGAAAGACGATTCCTCAAGGCATTGGGGCGCGTCGGTGAAATATTATTACAAGAGGTTTTAATCAAAGTCGGGAGTAGTTTAATCAAGAGGATTGGAGGTAAAAAACAAATACCTTCAATTCTTTTTTTATTCCTTTCGATAAGCCTTTACGGTCAATTCCCTATTAATATAAATAAACAAAGATTAGGTTTCCAGACCACGGCAGACGGATTGGTTTGGCGAGGTTCAATTTCCGATACGGCAAGCATTCAACCTGTATCAAATCAATATGCGTGGGTTATCCTTGACACCGTTAATTTAAAAATATACTCATTTGATTTTACTTCCAATGTTTGGGGATTGGTTGGCGGAGGTTCAGCAGCATTTACGCAGCCTATTGACTCTTTATTTTTTAAAACAAGCGTATCCCCTAACAATGTGGACACGGCAAAAATGCGATGGGATTCGGAATTAGGTACAGTGGTTTTGGGAATGTACGATGCCGTGCCCAATGAATTAGGATTTAAAAACTTTTGGTTGGTAAAAAATCAGACAGGCTCAACCATTACAAAAGGAAGCCTTGTTTATGCTAATGGCACGGTTGGAGCAAGTGGAAGAATAACAGTTGCAAAGTTTATAGCCAACGGCACAATAGATGCAAAATTGCTATTAGGAATAACCGCACATGATTTAAGCAACGGTGAGGATGGCTATGTTATTTCCTTTGGCAAGATAAGGCAAGTTAATACTGATACATTTGCGGCTGGTGCTATTCTTTACCCATCTCCAACTACTGCTGGTGTTTGGACGGATGTTGAACCTATTGCTCCAAACATTGATATGCCAATAGGATTTTGTATAAATTCATCGTCAAACAATGGAACTATTGCTATTCGTGTAGCATCGGGTTATAGTTTAAACGAATTGCATAATGTGGCAATTACCTCACCAGTTGAAAAATCAAGTTTATTTTATTCTGATGGATTATGGAGAGATACAACTGCCGCACTTTTAGTAAGTGATACGGCTGCTATGTTAGCCAACTATGCAACCAAAGCATACGCGGATACAAGTGGCAGATTTTATGCAAGGCAAGATTTTACCAATGTTTCTTCCTCAACCTTGACTTGGACACAAAGTGATACATTAGTAGTAGGTGGCGTAAATGTGGTGCAAGTTTACCGTAATGGACAAATATTGTTACCAACCCAATATACGATACCAACCAATGCCTCCGTGGTTATAGGTTCAACGGCTTATAAAGTAGGTGAAAATTATACGGTGATTTTCCCCCGTGGTGGCGGTGCTGGTAGTGGTGGTTCGGGTTCACTAACCTCTATTTCTGGGGGAACAGGAATAATTGTTAATCCAAATCCTATCACAACCACGGGCACGGTTTCGGCTGATACCTCATTTTTATTTACTCAATCCGATACTTTAAGCCTTAATTTAACTTCCAGATTTGCGACTAAATTAAATGCAGCGGACACGGCTTCATTATCTACAAGGATAGATGCAAAAGGAACAGGCACAGTGACAAGTGTTGCAAGCGGTTTTGGTTTACTTGGAGGAACAATAACAACGACGGGAACTTTGCGTTTAGATACGACAACCATTTACGCAAGGTTGCAAGATTCAATCGATGTTGCCATTGGTGGAGATACCATAAAGATTTTAAAACAGGAATATCAACCAGCCTTATCAAGTGTTTTAACGTGGACAATAACGCCTAAATTCCCTATTCAATTAAAGGCTTATATTTTGGTTTTTAGGAATGGACAACTTTTAAACAATGACCAATATAATTTAACTGACACAAATAAGATTACCATTGTTTCTACATCGTTTAAAATAGGTGCAAATTATACCGTCGCTACGGTTAGCGGCATTGGTTCGGTTGGTTCGGCTCAAGCTGGAAACCCTGTTTACCCTGAGGCAGGAATAGCCTTGTCAACGGGTTCAACGTGGGCTTCATCCATTCCTAATAATTCAGCAAATTGGAACACCGCTTACAATGACAAAGTAAATAGTTTGGCGGTAACGGGAACAACAACCAAAACCATTACTTTGACCCAACAAGACGGAGGTACGGTATCGGGTAATTTTGCGGATAACGGCTCGGTAACAAGTGTTGACATGACCGTGCCAACGGGTTTAGCTATTTCAGGGCAACCGATAACAACATCAGGAACATTGGCGTTGAGCTATGCTTCGGGTTATGCCATACCAACAGACATTAAGCAAAACGAATGGAATACGGCTTACAATGATAAAATAAACAATGCAGCTTTCACAGGCACAACAACAAAAACTTTAACCTTGACTCAGTTAGACGGCGGAACAATAACCGCACCGTTTACCGACTTACAAGGCATCGTTGCAGGCGATACAGCTTCTATGCTTTTGCCTTATTTAAGAAGAGCTGACACAACCTCAATGTTATTGCCATACTTTCGAGATGCTGATACCACATTATTAAATCTTACTTCAAGATTTGCGGCAAAGCAAAACACATTAACCAACCCAGTCACGGGAACAGGAACAACAAATACTTTGCCATTATTTACAGGCACATCTACATTAGGTAATTCTGTTATTCAAGAAAGCGGCGGAAATATTGGTATAGGTGTAGCCCCAATAGCAAATCTTACTTTTGACGTAGCTAAAAATATTTTATTAAAATCGGGCAGTACTGGAATTGCATCTGTTTTGTTTTCAGAAACAGGAACTCCATCTTCTACCGACGTTGAATTTGGTGGCATTCTAAGATATAATGGTAGTCTTGATAGAATGGAATTAGTAACAAGAGATAATTTAGGTGGTTCAAATGTTACGAATACAGGCTTAACAATGGATAGGATTACAGGAAATATTGGTTTATTAAAACCTACAACTGTATCCTCAACCTTAACCGTCACAGGCGCAATAACCGAAGGCGGCAACAATGTTTTAACCAACCTTGACACCGCTTCGTTATCAAGTCGCATTGATGCAAAGTTAAGTCCAAGCGACACGGTTAGCCTAAGTAATCGTATTGACTTAAAATTAAATAAAACTG